ATCTTCAAAACCAGCAATTTGTTCTTGCCAGAAGATTGGTTTGCGTCGAGGAGATCGGGAAAGAATATCGCCTAAGTAACTTCCTGCAAAATTACGTAAACGTTGAGGATCTTTAGCTAGTCGTGTCACTCCTTCCCAATGCTCCTCCCCCTCAATGAAAGCATGTTCACCAAAAATAGGTATAATAGGAATATGTTCTCCTGCTATAACTGTTTCACTTATAATTTCTCTTCCAGAAGCAATATATCTAGTAATTTGATTTCTTTTATATATACGTTCTGCCTCAATGTTATAACCAGATTGCATTAATTCATTTTCAATGCCTTCTAATTCATCTTTTTTGATGTTGATTGCATTACCAAAAGGATCTATAAGTGTTATAATTGATATTTCAATTACCTCTTTATGATAAAACTTTGCTACATGGATTTTCTTTGCTTCACCTAAGATCCATGGGAATACATATGAATGCTCTGGGTATTTAAAAGAATCAGCATTTGGACGGTCAATTTCTTCTCCAGTCAATTTATAAACTAAATCCATATATCCTTGATCAGAGAAAGCTTCCAAGACTGAAACATGTGTTGCATCAGATTTATCAAGAAGTTTAGCATTGGGGTCCCACATAACAGTGTTATTAGCTTCAATAATTGGTCGTCGTTTGATAATTTGATTTTTATCACCAACTCGTTTAGTTGCGTATGCTGTGTATAATTCCCATGCACCTACTCCACAAACAACACTTTCAATTTGACCTTGACTAAAGGCTTCAATGGAGTCGTTCTTGTTGCAATCTGCTCGATAAAGACCATCAATAAGTTCTGCAGAATCTTCACGAGTTTCATCTTTAGGTACAAAATCAACTTGTACAGGATTAGACTTAAGATCAGCCATAATTTGACGACCGGCTTTTCTTAAAACATTAAATTCTCCACGATAAGAAAGTTGTGAATCACTTAAAGTAGAATCATCCCACTGTGTTACCCAGTAAAAAACCAAATCATCGCTAGCTCGTTCACGAGTATTCTGGGCTGCTGTAAAAGCTTTATCATGAAAATCTTTAAGTTCTTTAAGTTCAAGAGACATGGTGTCTAACCTCTACAAGTTTTCTATTGGCTCTCATTGCTTCGCCCATGGGTCTAATTGGAATTGGTCTTTTAGTTGTACCAAAATTTGGTTTATAGACAAATTTAAATAACATTTTTACAGAGTCAGCTAAATTTGGTGATGGTATTTTGAATTTCCGAAGCATTTCTTCTTTGGTATAAAGCTCAAACATCCCATTTGGATTTGGCTTAATCGGCAATCTACATAATTCAGACCGTAGTTTCATTAATTCTGACATATCAGAGGAAAATGAAATCATTGTATCTGGGTCAGTATATACTCCTTTGGTGACTGCTATAAAGGTCCGATAGATGCGATTACGTAGTTCAAAATAGTACTGAGCTCTACAATTTTTTATTGCCTCTTTATTGGTTTTCTGATTGTGGATTTGTACTTTATCAGCAGGTTCGTATGGAGCATCAGGATTATCCACTTTCTCAGAACCTTTATACTGGGCAATAATAGTATGTTTACCCTCAAAAGACTTATTTATTTGTCTGTTGAGACCTATACCAAGACCATCACAATCCCAAAGAAAAATATCAGCATCGTTTTGGATTGCTAGACCAGTTGCCCAATCGCATCCCTCGTTTATGTCACCTGTTGATTTCTCCTCAACCATAGTAACAACAGAACCATGTCGAAGCGCGAAGCCTTTATCGTCAACACCTGTATCTGATGGGTCATGGGTTGCTACAATGGAACCTATTGCTTCAAATCCTAATTTTATGTGAGCATCGATACAAGCATCAAACCACTCTGCCATTATAAGGGCATTATCAACAGAATCATTGAAAGCTCCCTCCCAGATATGGTCATAAAGAGCTCTAGGTAATGCTTGAAAGTCATGGACTCGTTCTTGTTCTAATTCAGCAGGAAACCAAGGATTATCACTATGATTAATTTTGACGATATAGTGCATATCATCTTCATAAAAACCATTTTTATCTAATTCCTTTTGGTATGGAACAATGAAACGCTGCGAGAAGGGGTCGGCTGCACTCATGGGATTAGCAGAAACCCATAGCTCAGAACCTTCTTCCCGCAGCGTGGGTGTCAATATCTTAAGGCTCCCCTCAGATATAAACTGCCCTTCTTCTAACCAAAAGTATTTAAAACCAAACATGGACTTAATAGCATCAATTGATCTTGCAAGCCCTCTAAATCGAAAACCACCCCCATCTTTATGCCTTATTTTATTTGTGAGACTTTTAAATCCAGGTACTTTTAAACGTTTAATCTCATGCTTCAAGAGTGCAAAAACACTGTCATCTAAAGAGTTTTGATATTCACGTAAGCAACCAATAAGAGCTTGTTCTATTTGTGCTTTTTGAGTTAGCATGTCAGCTATTGACATAGACTTAGCACCACCACGACCTCCAATAGCGACTTTATATCGTTTTTGTGTAGTAAGGAATGGTTTAAGTTTTTGTGGTATTTGGAGTTCTAAAGGCATCTTTTTCTTTTATGAATATATTAACATTCGTGTATCCTAATTCAAATAACTGTAAAACATGATTTTGACTATTCCTATCCATTAAAGTCTCCATGGTAGTTTCACGTTCTGCAGTAACAATAATATCATACAGTTTTTCAGTGGTCATTTTTCAAATCTTCTACTTTTGTGAAATTCTCCCATATGACCTTCATAAACTTTATTTTGTTTATCTGCAATAATGTCAACACTTGCTCCTAATTTGTTAAAATTTGAATTAAGGCCTTTTTCCATATCAGTAATAGATTTCTTTATCCATCCTAATTCAACTTCTAGGACTTCATAATGCCGTAATCTATCTTTAACTTTTTGTACTTCAGAATATAACTTATGTCCATCTGCTTCAGTGAATCTACCACCTTGAGTCATGAAACCAGTTAGTACATCAATAGCTTTTCCATGTTCATTTATTATGGCGAGAAGTTGTCTATGTTGATTAATTATTTCAGAGTTTTTTGTAATCAGTGATTCATGCCTTATTAAGCTTTTTTGTATGGTTTCTATAGTTACTGCATTCTCTGCTATATTAAGCGAAATCCAAGTAACAGCACCAACAAAACAAGCTAATGTTGCAACAACTGAAGCAATTAATCCAACTATTTTAAATGGACTACCACTTGATAAAATATCTACTTTTCTATTCTCTGGCATTTTTTCTTGAAAGTATATTAATATTGTAGAAAATACAAATTGATACATACAGAATATCAAAAATTATTGATGATTCTTTTTTAAACGGAAATTCTCCAGGTAACATAGCAAGAAATCGTATTATAACACTAAAAACCAACAGAAAACCCAAAGTATATCGTGTAAGACTCTCAACCTTTCTTAGTCGACTACTATACCCGAGACTAAAGACAACCATAGTTACCCCAGAGATAAGTGAAGCAGCCATGAATATCTGTACCACAAGATCAAGTATTTGCATGTCAAGATTTTTTCTTTTTCTTCTTCCGGGTATAGTAGGCCCGTTTCTGAGCTAAAGTCCAAATCTTTCCACTTGGACTTCTGTACTTGCCTTTATTTTTGCCAGAAGTTATTTTTGTAAAGGGCATTACTGTATAATTCCAAGTCCAGCAGGAGGACTCAAATTGATGTAAATAAAGGGATTAGGCGTACTAGTTCCATTCACATCTGACCAATTTATGGTAGACTCTTCTTCATCCGTTTCTCCTTCCTTCAACAACGAAGATACCCCTACCACATACATTGGTTCTGCAGTTGGTATAGTCACCGTGAACTGTAACTCAGCAGTAGTACCTAACACCACCTTCTCATCATACTTGTTGAGAGGCGCTACATACACCCTATACGTCACAGTTTCCCCAGGTATCACAGTGGCATTCCATCCAACCGTCGACTGCGTTGGTCGTACATACTGCTGTGCCCCCACAAGGCTGGACACCGTTAATAGGAGAGCCATTGCTTCTGCTAATAGTATACTAATTTTCTTAGTCATCTGTTTTCTCCTCTGAGGGTTTTTCTTTAGTTGTATCTACAAAGGTTACCTTCCATTCCTTGGAACCAAACTCATTGTCATCAGATCTATCTCTCGAAGAGAGGAGTGGGTTGTGATCCAGGAGATCTCCAAGTATTGATGCAATCGACCGTAACGTTTTAGCATCAGTAGCAGACTGAGCCATCTCAATCGTCTTATGCAAAAGCACCGTCTCCAGCTCGATATACTTCGGACCAAGAAATCTTTGTTTGAGGACTTGAAAAGCTTCCGTTTGAGCTGAGGTCTTATCTCCTAATTTATTGATAATATCTTCTAAGCTCGAGATGCCTTCAAAGGAGATTTGATTTTCCAATGCCAAAGGAATTTGTTTCCAGTCTTTGGCGTTGAATTTAAGTACTGGTAGGGAAACATTACTTTCTCTTGCGAGATCTTCAAGGGATTGACCAAGAACTTCATGCTTAAATTTTATTAATTCCCAATCTGTATTTGCTTCAAACATGAAATGTCTCCTATTTATCTAGATCTTTTATAATCGTCACATCACACTATATCGTATTTTTATAA